TTATTTGTATCGTATTAAAAGGGTTGTAAATATAACCTTCTTTTTTATTCTCATATTCAGGTTTAATAGCATTTAAATATTCTCTATATATAGTATTGACTCTATGATAAATCGCTTCTAATGAACGCTCAAATAACTCATTTTCGTTATATTCGACAATATCACCATCAAATGTCTCATCTGATTCATCTATTGTTTCATAATATGTTGATGGTACATAGTTTGTATCTCCATAGGAACGTATATTGTAATTAACATTAACATCATTCTCTAAATCATAACCCGCTGATATTGTAGTCCAAAATCTGGTACTACCATCCGAATTAGTTGTAATAGTACTACTTAAAGATGCCTCATTTAATACACTGTTCCAATACTGAGTATTAATAGAGGTTGGATCACTATCTCTATCATTTTTAATTATAGATAAATACAATTGACTTAAAGGTCTTCCTAAATTATCTACTAAACCTTTTACATCTATATCTTTCTTAAAGTTAAACGCCGCAACATCATCATTAAAATATGATACCCCATAAGCTGCTGGGTATAAATCATAATCTTTATAATCTACAGTCAAAGATTTATATCTTCTAACATAATATTGTGATGGTTTATCCTTAACTACCCTTTTAATAGTAGAACCACCAATAGTGAAGTTAATGTCTGCAGGGTTAACATCAATAACAAAAGTTCTTAATTTTTTATTGTTTGTAACATTACCTAACTTAAAAACTTTATAATTTTTAGTGGTTAAATTTAGTGTGTTTGGTGATGTCAAATCTATAAAATTAATCAGTTGTATTCTATCACCTTCAGATAAACCATGATTCATCGCAGTTCTAAATCCTGTATATAGTCTACCATTTAATTCTATTGAAAATTTTTCTATTATAGGTACACCATTTTTTAGTTGTAAACCTTTTACTATTTCAACATTATCTACACTTTCAAATGGATATGTAATTTTTAATAAATAATTCTGTTTACCATCACTATCTAACATCCTAAGTCTATCATATCCAGGATCGAATGGGGAGAAGTCACACAAAGCACTTTTATTGTCGTTAAACTGTAAAGCGTCTTCATCTGGTTCATCATTATAATAACCAACCCAACCATCTTTTTCAAAAATTCCCGAACTTAGAATTGTTTTAGCTTGTATATTATTCTCATTGTCTTCATATATTTTTACGTTTTCATTAAACAATGGGTTACTAATAACTGGTTTAACTACACCATAAAACCTATACGTTGAAGAACCTTTTCTTTCTTTTAAAAATTGTTCGTATTGATCAACAGTTGTATCTATATCATTTAAAGGTAATGGTTTATTAGTATTTTCCAAACCTAATTGTACTTGTGTTGTTACATTTACATTGTTAGGTAACCTTTGACTATTTAATAATATTTTATTTGTTTCTTCCACTATCTATAAATATTTTGTTTTTAACTTATTGTCAATGTTACATTAAAAGTATTTCTATAAAATGGAAATACTTCTATTCTACCTTGATATGTACCAATAGTAGAAATAGGGTAATTTATTAATTGGTTTGGGTTTGGTAATGATTGCACTGGAATAGGATATGGAGTAATATTATTATTTATTGGCCCACCATTACCATCGTCAATAAATACGTTTACATATAATTCAGATGGTCCTGGTGGAAAACAGTCTGGAGAACCACCATCTCCACCCCACAATGATACGTTTATTTGTGTAGGTAAACTATTCACTTCTAATGTAAAATCTCTTATTTCTGTAGGTGTAGTAGTAGTACATGCACCATTTGTTATTGAAATGTTGTTTACGTCTGGATAAATAGTACCATTAGATGTATCAGTGTAAGATAATACGTAATCAGATGTACCACCAGGTCCACCAGGAGGTCCACCACCACCAGGTCCTGACGATCCGCTACCACCAGTTCCTGACGATCCGCTACCACCAGTTCCAACACCACCACCTGTAGATGTACCACCTCCCGAATTATTACCTACATTGTCAAAGTTAATACCATTATTAGTAAATTGTTGTACTTCACCAACATCCACTTGTTGTAATAATGTTTCACCTAAACAAGTTTTAAATACTGTGAAGTTATTATCTTCCCCACCATTTATATTTGGTGTATTATTAATGTTTTCCTCTACTTGTGAGTTGGATGCACCTAACCCTTGTAATGTTATCGCATTTATCTTATCTGCGAAGAATTTTGCAACTGTTTTATGTAATGCGGTTTTACCAGGTACTAATCCAAAATATAAATGATATGGTGTTTGTGACCTATTAAATCTTATACCTGTAACATTCTCTTCAAAATTATCATCGTCATTAACATCGTCTAATATTTGTTGTGTACCAAAATTTAAAGAATTATTACCATTAGGATAGTTAATAAATTGTCCTGTTGCGCCAGGTGCCAACCCATAAAAATAATCAGGATTTCCATTTTCTTTTTTATAACCACACGCATCTCCAGAAATAAATGAGTCACTATCGTTGAACTCTGAAAGTACTGTACCACCACCATTAGGTAATTCATAAAATACATTATCTCCAGCGAATGAACCATCTAATACTGTTATCTCAGGATATGTATTATAAATGTTATCCGTATCTACACCACCAGGTCTAATATGATGAAAAGTTCTATCCCCTTTATATCCATTAAATCTCCTACAAAAGTATTCTCTAATATCTTCATCATGATCGAATCTAACAAAACAATTGCCAGCTTCTATACCAATATCATTTTTATCTACCATATCAACACCTATCTGAGATTGATTAACCGCTGCATTTATATTAGAACATACCACAGTAAAACATCCGAATTCAACATATGCCCTTAAATTTAAAGATGAATTTTTTTTATCCTCCAATTTAAGAACCTCTATTTTATTACCCGATATACCACTATTTGGATCTGTATAACTTGTTGAATTTGGGTTACCTTTATATTTGTATTCTTCAACACTAACCTGAAAAGTTGTAGGTTCTAACTGATCCATTATAAATGGAACGTCATCAATATCACAATAACTCATACTACCTAATTCCATAACTGTTGTCGGCATTAATATGTTTGCTTTATATTCTGATGAATTTTCTTTAGGATCTCCAGGTTTCATATAAGGTGTATAATAAATTTCACCTTCATACCAACTGATTAACCCATGCTCTATAATTGGATCCGCATAGTTATCATATTCTATTGGTCTGTCTTTACAAGGTGCAACACCATTACTACTACAAGAAGGTGTACAATTATTATCATCACAAAAATCACCTGGTTGTGGAAACAATTGACCATTATCATTTTCTGATAAAGGTTCTTCAAAATTACCATCTGAACCACCTAAATAATTATCTGCAATAACATCATCTTGTGGTATGTTTTCAGTACAATCCAGTGTAGTTTTAAAAAATTCTTTTCTCTCTAACATTCTAGTATTGTCACATATATTTCTATGATGTCCATGACCCCCAATATTCTCCCAACTAGAAAAACCACTAGGATCTTCAGTTTCTACATATTCTGGTTTTCCATGTGTTCCCGGAACTTCTCTATTCTTAACTAAATCTATATTTGAGTTTATCCCGTTAAAAACATTTTGTAATTGAGAAAATTCATTAAAGGTTATTACACATCCATCTTGTGATGGTGTCACACCCTCAAATTTTATTTCTTGTACTGCTAAATTTAAGTTGTCCGTTTCATCCTCATTTTCAGGTGTACCATACCACTCCGTTACTCTTTTACCTTTAATTTTTGCAGTACACCCACCTATTGATATTGTTGGGTTACTAAATGGTAAAGAAGGTATTTTAATTCTCCATTGATTATATGTTGGGTCACCTTGAAAGGTATTTGAATTTCTTATTCTACACTCAAAGTCACAAAATTTATCTTTTTTAATTTGACCGAATTTTCTTTTAGATTTTTTTAATTTATATTTTCTTTTTATTAATGGAAAATATAATGTACCTCCCACCCAATCGTTGTAGAAATCAAATTTTAACATTTTTAAGAAGTTCGCCACTGGTTCTAAAACACATGCAACCCAGTCTTTAACTCCAGGCGTTTGTAACCCTCCACAGTTTACGCAACTATATGGTGCAACAAAAGTTTGATTACATAATACAGGTGCGAATGGGGTAGGGATATGTGATACCCTAATTTCTAAATCTTCTTCCGCACATCTTAATGGTATTAAAGGTATTTTAATACAACAGTCACCACAACATTTAAATTCAGATTCCAAAGGTGCACCATCTTGAACATCTTTTAGATATCTTTCATTTTGACAAGGACACCCAAATTTACGATTATTACTACTAGTATTACAACCACTACCTCCTTCACCATTACCTACAATTACAGGACAACAACTATGTGTTTGCCCTTCAGGACAAGAAGCTTTACATTTTTTACAAAAAACTGGACCAAATAAACAAGCCCATTTAAATTGTAAACCTAATGAAAATTCTGCTCTTTTTGAATTTTCTGAATTACACTTACATTTACCACATCCTTCTCCTTGTCCAGAAGAACAAGGGATATTATTACTTGCATCTCCATCACCACCATTTTTAGAATTACCGCAGTTATCTGAATTACTTTGATATGTCGAACAACACAAATCTTTGTAATCTTGACTACAAGTACCACATCCAGCAATTCTAAAACAGTAATATAAATTTATTTTTATTCCAAGTGGTATTTTAATTAAACATAATTGTGTTATCAATCCATTAATAATATTTAATGCACCATTTATAAATCCTACTACATTACCAAATAAACTTAATATTAAACACAAAATACCATATAATACATTTGTATTTGTGTCAAATCTATTTGAGGGGAATTTATTAACTCCTTCCGCATTAAAAATATCTTTTATACCTATAAACCCTCTAGCTTCGTCACTTCGAGCTTTTTGCATTCTACCAATATATTGTTTAACTGTATATACCTTTTTCCATCTAAAAGTATAAAACTCTTCTAAATAATTGTATTGGTTTCTTAAATCATCTTCGTAAGGTGTACCAGTAGTAATTGTTGATAGTTGTTCGTTTTTATTAAATAATATAGTATTTTCTAGTTCTTCTGGTGAAAATTCATCAAATACAAAGTTGTTATTTGTGTTTGGTACTAAAAATTTAGCCCTTTGTCTAAGTCTTTTGTCATTAGATGTCGCATCCATTGATACTCTAAACCTATAGTCACCTTCTGTTGCAACACCTTTAATTCCGTCTGGTGAAGGTACTAAATTACCAAACTCATCGGTAACAACTTTTCTAAGATTCATAGGTACTAATACTGACCAGTTACCATTATCGTCAATACTATCTTCTTTAAAGTTAAATTTTTCTATACTACCATCACTATTTCTTCTTATAGCTTCTATTTTACCTGCCCCTGTAATTACTTCATTCATTTTACCCATCTCTCTAGATGGTTTACAATTTTTGTTTAATGAGTCTTTTTCGTCATCAGAAAAAACACTACCCATAAAAACAGAATTAGGAATAATCTCAACATTAGGTTCGATATCTACCCTATTTATACCTAATGCACTACCCACACTTAAACTATCACACCAATAAGGTTCAACCGTAACAGGTATATTTTCTGAGAATATCTGAGGTAAACTATCTAAGTTATTTGAACCATTAAATTTAAATCTACTAGAAAATAAATCATCACTATAACCTTTATTGATTAACTCAAAAGGACGTGTAGATAAAAATCCGATATCACTAACATCCATATCATAATGTAAGAAATGTTCACCTACAGGTACACCAAATAAAATATAATCACCCGATTCATTTGTTGTTGTAGTGTATTTATAATACTTTTCATATATTTCTAATGTAGTACTATCATCTAAAATTTCTCTTTTTTTAGGGAAAGTACCTACAGGTGTATGATCTAAAGTTTGTTGGTTTTTTGGTAATAAATTATACCTAACACCATTTTTATTTTTTTGATCTGGGAATGGTTCTTGATAGTTATATAGTGCCGATTTAACTGGATCTTCTAAGTCCTTTTCGTCAACAGGTACAAATATAGAAACTTTAACATTCGGAACACCGAATCCTCCATTAATGATAACCCTACCTGCGACAACACCATAATCCGCACAAAAGTTTTGATATTCGTCTTTTTGAGATATTTTTAAACTTAAAACCTCTAAAAAATCATAATTTTGATTAAGATCAACATTAACTTTTAGAAACCCATTATTATCTACACCTGGTGTTGTCTTAATTCTATATGACTTAGACATTTAAAATTTTACTTTTTTACATCATTGTTATTTTCGTGTACCTCAACATCATTAATTTCCGATTCATCGTAATCTACAACGTCAACTAGATTACTTCCTTCTTCGTAACCTGAATTTTTTTCAAATTGTTTTTTTCTTTTTCTTACTTCTCTATCATGTCTAAAACTAGCGTATTTATATATCAACCCTTTAAAGAAATTTCTAACTTTTTTAGTTACTTTAGGTAGACTTTTTGGTAAGAAAAAGTGTAAGAACATTTGAATTATTAACACTGTTAGTACTAAAGGTAGTGATATTATTATCACAACAAAAGCAATTAGTTTAAAAACAAAACTTCCGTTTTCAAAACCACCTTCCCTAACACTTTTAGGGAAAAAGTTTACGTCTAACGTGTCTTTTTCATCATTAACTACTTTTTCTTTCTGTTTTTGTTTACATGTTTTACATCCCATAACTTTAATTTTTATTATAAAACTAATTCATTTTTTAAAAAAGTAATTATTATGAAGTAGATATTGTTACTTTAATGTCATTATTGGGGTATTTTATTTCAAACATTCCATTAGGTTCACCAAATAGAGTATATCTACCTAACAAATCTATTTGTCTAGTTTCATCATCTATATATGGTTGTGCAACTTCATTTAAAGAATATTTACCATTTTCATTAACTTTATTAAAAACTCTTAAGTCAGTAACATTTAATACACCACCTACGTTATTAATATTTTCAACTAACTGAGAAATATAAATATTATCACCCATATCCCATTTATTTATATCAAAATAATTCCTAACACTATCAATAACACCACTGATTACATCACCTTTAGGTACTGCTTTGTCTGCAAATATATCAATTTCAAAACCTAAATTAAATACTCGACCATTTTTTATAGTAACATAATCATTTAACATTCTATAATCTGCCAAATATTCTGATATATTTTCTTTTAAAGCTGATGTTGATTGAGTTGTTAATTTACCATTTTGATCTAAAGCTAATATAGAAACATTGATTTTATTTCTTTCTTCCCAAACACCTGTTCTAAATGGTACACCAAATTGTCCTGGCATTAGTGGTACCCTACTTTGATAATCTTTTATTGTCACACATCTATTTTGTGAAGAAAAGTTGTACCTAACTAAATTTCTAATTTCTTCTACTGAAGGTTGTTCTTTACCTCCTAATGCTGGTATTGGGTTATTTACGCTGATACTGTTCCTTATAATTCTATTTATATTAGCATCTGCACCATTTAAGATTGTACTAATAGTCCCTAAATTATTAACACTGTTTGGACCAATATTAGTATCTTCACCACCACCTACTCTGTATCTCACAAAAAGTGTGTTGTCCGTTTGGGGTATTACCCCTAAAGATTGATTATTGATGGTGTTACCTATTCTATCTATTTGTCCTCTACAACCAATAAAATCGTTTAGTTCTGAAGTATCCATATCTCCTCCACCAAAAATAATCTTACAGAAACCATTATCTGTATATTCTTTAATAAATCTTTGTGGTGCATTTTTCCATTTACCCACTACCACACCTTCTCTATCGGAAACACCATTATCGTCTTCAATATATATTTGATTTTGTGCCAATGCAGGTACCTCATACCAACTTAAGTCGAAATTGGCAAATTCTTCTTCTGTAGGTTGATTAATAAAATTTGTACCTTCTTTAGTTATGATATTTTCTATTGAGAGTACGTTATCTTCAGGTAATATTATTTCTAAAAATGGTCTATAATCACCCCTACTCAACACCTTTTTATATGTTTTAGTAATACCATTTAACATAATTTCTCTTTTAGTTAAAGAATAATTTTGTATAATTCCAGAACTATCTATATTTGGTATAATTAATCTATTAGGTATACCACCAGTTGTAAATGGTGAAGAAAAATCACAATCTTCCAATAATTCAAACACCTTTCCAGCACCACTCGCTTGTGAACCCTTTAATATTTTAGGTGCATAACTTATATCGAAAGTGTCACCATTTACAGGTATGTTAGTTACTGTCCAATCAACAATAGTAATACTAGGTCTTTTACCTGGTATGTTTAAACCAAAAGTCCTAGCCAATTCTAATACAGAAGATCTTTCCTGCGCATAACTAATTTGTGTTTCGTTGAACATTCTATCAGTATGGAATGATAACATATCACCTACTGCCGCATTTAACTCTAATAACATCATACCCACAGAAGCATCATTAAAATCTGAAAATGTTTCTGGATAATATTTTTGTATGAACTCTATTAATTGTGTCCTTACTTCGGAAAAGTTTCTAGCGTTATAATCTATTTTTTTTATCATATCTTAAAATGTTAATGTAATTGTATCTGTACTACTAAAAGTACCTTCTGTTACTGTATAAGTTAGTTCTACTATTATTGCCTCTTGAACACCATCATTTCTAAAGTTAATTTCATTGACAATTAGATTAGGTATGTATTTTGAAATAGTTTGATTTAAATTGTCTCTAATTTCAGAATGAGTTACATTATCATTGGGTTCAAAAATATATTTTTTTAAATCACTACCAAAATCAGGTAAATATAGTCTTTCACCTTTATTTGTTAATAAAAGATGTAATAAGTCCGCCCTAATAGCATCTCTATCCGTTTGGGTTATGTTTAAATAAAATCCTTTATCGCTATCTTTAAAAGGGAAATCAATATTTATATATCTAGTCTTTGCCATTTGTATATAAATATTGTACTATATATTTTTTGAAAAGAAATGGTAAAAATAAAGAAAATTTATTGACATTTTACTTTCATAGTAAAAATTGTTCTGTCTAAAGGTGAGAATACTAAAACTGTTAATGGTAATGATTCATTTTCTTTTTCTATTGTAAATGACACATTACGTTTCATTATACCTTCGTATTTTTTAATGTTATCTCTTAATGAACCACCTTTTATTATATTATCTGTAACCGAATCTGCGTTGTTGTCACCATTTTCAAATAATGAATTAACTTTCATTTTACCCCCAACATTACTAATTGCACTATTAATACCACCAATTAAATCTCTATTTCTTTTGTATATAACTAACTCCCCCACAAAATTTCTAATACCATTTTCCATTTCACTATAGTCATTATCCCCTTTTGATAAGGAGTCTTTAATATAGTCTTTTACTACTTTACTTTGTATAGGTAACATAAGTTTTCTATCTTCAATCGATAACGCAACTTGTCGATATTTAGTATCATATACAGAACCCATAAATCCACTCCAATACTCTTGTTCACCATGTTTAACATAAAATGCGTCTGGAACTACAACTGAGTCAAAATCAATTGTTATTGAATTGTTTGCACCAACAGGAAATGAAGTTTCTAATGACGCACCAACAAAGTTATTTTCTTTAGTACCCCTAACACCTTTTTTCTCTACACTATAATCACATTTTAATGGTGGTTTTTTGTTTTTACACTTACAACTACCAGGTACTTTTACCTTTTTTTCGTCTTTACAAACACATTTTTTTATACTTTCATCAAACTTCATATCGGAAGGACATTCACATTTACCTTCACTATTACGTTTCATACATTCTTTATCGAGACAATCTTTTTCTTCAGTAGTTGTTGTTACAGATGAACCTGTTGTAGATGTCCCTTTTTTTGGTTCTGGGGTTTTATCTACTGATGGTTTATAACATACCTTTGCAGTACATAAGACTATTTGACCCGGATTTAATTTACCTGATGATATTAATGTTTTCCAATTTTCATCCACATTATCTTTTGTATATATGGTACCACCTTTAATATAATTAGGTTTTAGGTTTGGATCAATCTTTATCCCCTCTTCTTTTGCTTTTTCTGTTAACTTTTCTTTTAATGCGTTATACGCATTTACCGCTCTATCTGCAGCTAACTTTTGATTGGTATTTTTATTACCTTTATAGTTACTTTTTTTAGTTCCAGAAAATGGTTTTATTTCCCATTCACTACACAAACCGTCATATAAACCACCTCTTTTATCCCATTTTTTACACCATCCATTATCAAAATCGGGTTCTATTGCCCCACTATAATAATTACTAGCAAACCCTTGTAATGTTATTTCTGTAATATACATAGAACCATCTTTAACCTTACTTTTATCAAATGAAGGGTTATTTTTAATAGAATTTTCTAGATTATTAATAAAATTAGTTACTGCTTTACTACCTTTGTTTACATTCACAACAAATTCACCTGAAGCCTTAATCAATATACAATCATCTTTACTTACTTCTTTTTTATTTTTTGGGGTTTCATCGCTTTGTTTTGGTGTTATCGAAACTGACTTAGTTGATATTTCATTAATAGTTGATCCATTTTCATAAACCATTAACTTTTTTATTTTATCTATTTCTTCGTTTAAATTTTTCACTAAATATGTTTACCTATAAATATATAGTAAAATAAAAAAAGTCACCTTACGATGACTTTCTTATTTCTTCACTACCTCTTTCATGTGGTGGATTATATGGACAATTTAAACAACCATTACCACAACACCTACCCCTTCTTTTATGATAAGATTCTGTCATAACCATTCTACCATCATTGTCATAATAGTAATCAGAAGGAAGGAGTTTGTTTCCAAACTCCCTCACATATAATTGTTGTACCCAATCATTTGATGCATTTATATTCATAACTACACTATTTCACAAGCTCCACCTGCACAAGCAACTTCACCAGATAGATCGGTATTATCTTGTAATTCTACAATTTTAGCCAAATTAACATTACTTAATGACTTCATCATAGATTCGTATTTTTCTACATCACAATCTTCGAATGGTGCTTGTTGGTATGTTCCACCATTATATGGTAACACAGATAAACCATTATAGTGTTCTCTATTATCCCACATCCAATTACCCGCAAGTTCCCAATCTTCTTCTTTCAATGAAACTGTTGCAGATACGTTATGTGTATTTTGTCCACCTCTATGTCCAAACTTAATCCATTCTTTAGATACTCTTTTTACTCTTTCCAATAACTCAAAAGGAGATTCATATCTTAAAATAGAACCTTCTGGTGACTTTTGTGGGATAGATATAACTGCAGTATCATGTGGTCGGAATACTTCGTCCTCAACCAACTCTGGGTGGTTTACAGAAAGATATGTATAAATTGCTTCATTCTTACCTACTCTAATTCTTCTAACGTAGTAATCATTGTGCCAAGCATGTATTCCTGAAGATGTACCTAAAACCAATGATGAGGTACCTGATGGTTTTACTGTAGTTGTTCTAGCCGCCTTATTAATTCCGATTAAATTGGCAACTCTTTCATTTTCTTCTTTAACTGCTTTAGCTGCAGATTTCATATCATAACCTAATACTACACCAGACCCAATACCTGTCATTCCAACACCAATCAATGCATCTTTTTGTGTCGTTCTTTTCCACACATCTCTTAGATAGTGAAAGTCTGTGTAACCTGCCTGTAATGTTCCAATAAACGCAGCGCCTCTAACTCTTTTTTCAAAGTCTTCTTGTGACTGAATATCTGAAGCATTAACCTCACATAAGTTACAGAACTGATAAGGTCTCAAACCTATCTCACAACAAGGATTAGTTCCCCAATCTTTGTCATTAGAAAAATAAATTCCTGGTTCACCCGCACCACTTAATTCGATTCTCTTCCATAAATCTAAGAAAAACTCTTTAGTAACTTTATGTCTTAGTAACACTGCTGAATTATTTGCCCTACCTCTTTGTGGGTTAAGTTCCCACCAAGGTCCTGATTTACAAGAAATCATTTCGTTGTCATCTGCACTAAACAAACTAATTAATGCTGCCCTACGAATACCACCCGCAAGAACTGCATCTGCAATATGACAAACCATATCGTGTACTTCAATAGGTGATAACTTATCACCATCCGACTTAGCGTCTAATACCTTTTTAATATTATGAATACAATCTTTTAGTGGTTGTGGTCCTGGTGCTTTACCACCAGATGTAACTAACAACGCCCCTTTTTGTCTAATATCTGAAAAATCAAATATTGGTGTTGATGTCTTAGAACCAAAATATGATTCTACTAACACTTTGATTGCATCTGCCCAACCTTCAATAGAATCACCTATCAAATATCTTCTACTTCTTTTAGGGTTTGGTTTTCTAATTTCTGGTAACGCATCTACGTGATGTTTTTGTACTGAAAACCCAACACCTGTACCACCTAATAAAAGAAACATTGTTTCTGAAAATGCATCAACATGATCGATAGGTAAATACGCACAATTATATACTCTGTTTGGTGAAATTTCAATCGGTTTACCACCGAATTGTAAACTTCTCATTGATGGTAGTATTTTCTTATCATATACCATCTGATAAACTTCTTCTATCTCATCCTTAATCTTAGGATACTTCTTTTGGTGCATCTCTTTATTTCTACTTACTAATTCTTCCCAAGTCTCTCTCCTATTTTTGTTTGGGAGATATTTAGCGTACTTCATATACACTGTAATGTCTGATAAAATTTTGTTTGATAACTCCATATTTTTTTAATTTTTTACTTTTTTACTTTTTTTTAGAGAAAGGAATCCCTTAATAGTTTAATTTATAAACCATAAGATTCTTTTCTTAAAATGGTTGATTATTATTTGTGGAACTTCTCTTTTTCTCTAATGTTCTACTAATGAAATCCGAATCTTTTTTCTTCTGTCCTTTTTCGTGTTGTAAAAGTGACACATCAGTACTTTCACTAGTATCTATAACTAATGTACCGTTGTCGAAAACAATGTCATCGAAAACTACTCCGTCCCTACCAAAACGAGATTTAAGAATGGCTAATGTTGCTCTACCTTCTTCTTTTTGATCTAAAGTCTTTGCAACTGATAATATAAAGTGTCCTATTTGTCCTTTTTTGATTGAACCTCCCATCATATTTGCTTCTACCAAATCTGCTCCGATAGCACTTCTGTTACCTTGTACTGCAGTCCAACCAGCAACATCTAATTCCGCTAACATAGTTTCGAATTGTCTCATAACATTACCCTCTCCACTATATTCGTCTTTAAATTGTTTTGTTGGTTGAATACAATCGATGTAATCAACAAATACAATATCTGGTTTAATACCCGATGAAATTAGTTTACGTAAGTACTGTTTGATATGTGGGATAGTAGTACCATCACTAGACATTTTTTTAAGAATTAGATTATTTTCTAATCCTTGAAATCTAGGGATAAGTTCTTTTACTTCTTCTCGTCTATCACCTAGTTCACTTAAATTTATCTCAGTAAAACATGTTAAGTGTTTTCTTTGAATAACTTTTACATTATCCTCAAAGAAAATCTGCACTACATTCTTCCCTTCTAAATACGCAGTATTAGCCATTCTAGTTATTAATGTAGTTTTACCCACACCAAATGCTGCTAGAATAACACCTAATTCACCTTTAGATAATCCACCACCCATAAGATTATCAATCCCAACCAAACCAGTTGCAATAGGATCTCTAAAATCATCAGCTAAAACGTCCTCAATCGCATGAAAAATATCTACACCTTCGTCTTTTTCAGTACCAACAGATATAGCCTGTTTAACTAATTCTTCACACTCATCATATCTATCAAAATCTCCAATGTCTAGAATTTTTTGGATTTTCTGAGTAGCCTTCTTAAGTTCTTGTTGTTTGCAGAACTTAATGGCAACATCCTGTGTGTGTAAACAGTCTTTATTGTCAGATTCTCTAACTTCCTTAATAAGTTCAGTTGCAGATTCTCTAGCGATTTCTCTCCTAACTTCACTTTTAATTATGTTAAAAATGGTTTCATAAGACGGAATTGTCTCATATTTTTCATAGTAATCTTTTACACTAGCAACAATTAATCTCATATATTCGTTGTCAAAGTAATTTGGATCAACGATTGATACGATACTCTCTGAAAATTTATGATCTTCTACTAATTGTTTAACTAATTTAACCTGAAAACTATACCCTAAATAACCTAAATTTAAACTCTCATTTTTCGCCATTCTTTTTCTGATTTTAGTTATTAATAAATATACCGTCTAGTTGATAACCGCACAAATTTTTCGTATAATTTTTACGACTCAACCCCTGTTGCAAATATTCGATGATTTTTGGTATAATTTTTCTTATATCAACATCGTATCTTACATTAGGTGGGTAATCATTACCACTAAAAATCTTTTCACAAACTACTCTTCCTCTAACTTTTATTTGTAAAGTGAAAAAGTCTTCGTTTTCATATATATCTACAGGTTCAGTTTGTTCTTCAGTACTAGCAACAAAATAATTAAAGTATCTTTCCATATAATTATATGTATTATTTTTAAAGTGGTTTTGGATTAAACCTACTGTATCATCTATAGTTTCTTTTAACTCATATGATTTTAAAGATTCTCTATTAAAATTGTTTATTGGGAAATTTCTTCCAACAATAGGGTTTCCGTTGATTAAAAACAGAAATTCATAAGGGTGTGTTTTATACTTCTTCTTCATAACTTATACATTTTCTTTTTTGTAATAATTTTTTTCTTTCTTTATTATTGATAGGAATGGTTGTAAAAATTTTATATAACCGTCTCTTCCACCTGGTATTGCCCACATTAAACCATCTTCAATCATCATATTAATTACGTTTTTATTTTCTCTACCTTCGGGATCGATAGAGGTAGTAAATAAGTAATCTAAATCTGATTTACTTTCTTCTGTTAACAATGGATTTTTTAAATCTATAATCTTATCGTTCACTTCAAAAATCATTTCTTTCTGAGAACCTTTAGTGACTTTATTTAATATATTATCAAGTGTTTTCAATCTAGTTTTCCTTTCTTTTTGTATATCTTCAATTTTACTAAAAATATATTCCAAAGTCAAAGTTTTTTCCATAATTTCAGGAAAAAATTTTACTAATGTTTTTTCACTAACACCTAATATGCCTTTTATGTTATCACTAACATCACCAGTAATGGTTTTAATTAATTTAAGGTTTGATGGGTGATGATCGAAATCAACTAAATAGTTTTCTTCAGTTACTATCTTTTTGAGATTAATTACATATACACTAACCCTTTCATTGATTAGTTGACATAAATCTCTATCGTTACTCATAATAACCACATTCTCATCCTCTGACATATTTTTTACGTAGTATGCGATAGAATCATCCGCCTCAACAATATCATCTCTGTATTGTCTTATAAACAATTCTTCACAATAAGAAATAACTCTTTCTTTTTGTAAGTATAAATCAATTTCTGATGGTGGTGTTTCGTTATAGAAATCTTTGTCTCTATTGGACTTATAGTCTTTATAAATATCGTATCTTAGTCTACCACTAAAAGTACCGTCCCAAAATACATATACTCTGTCAAACTTATTTTCGTTTAACATTTTTCTTACCATAGTTAAGAACTGAAAAATACCACCTATATGGGTTTCTTTATAATAAAGATTTTTAGCCCCATGATAGGCGGTTTTTAACAACGAGTCTCCGTCTATTAATAAAGTCTTTTGGATTCTTTTCTTCTTACTTGGTATTCTCACTCATAGTAGATTGAAGGTTAATAAATAAATTAATCATCATTGTAATCTACAGGTGCCACAATATAGTTTTCATCACTTTCAATAACAAAATCCATTACGTCATTACCTACATTTTCGAATACTTCACTCCAGTAATCTTTATGTTCAATTTTATAGTTATCGATAGCTTTCTTATCGTCTTCTATGAAACCATGTGTAGTTGCTAATATCCTACAATCCGCATATCCTAACCCATTCATATGATTTTTATGGATACCAACTTTTGTTCTAATAGCAAAATTAACTTTTCTACCTTTATTAGTGGCAGATAGTTTTGAAATACCAGCATCTTTTTGATTCCCAAATAAGAATACTAGTGCACATGATAGGTATATAGAATTACCTCCTTTTGGCATAATTTTAGGTTGCCCAAATGGATTATCGGGTAATGAAACCCAAGGTTGATTAACGAAAATCATAGAGTTGGTGTATGGTGAGGATTCTTTCCTAGACGAAGTAATTCTCTGAGCCATACCCATACCCCATTTTTCCGATATAATCCTAGCGGTGTGTTGATTACCACCTTTTCCATCGAAACTCATTTTACAAGGTATTGTACCGATAGAGTCCCAACAAAATACTATATCGTGTGGTATCTCACCACTTTTTTGTCCATCTAAAACTTCAGTTACATAATCAAAGGCTTGTTCAATATAATCGAAACCTAATTTATATAATAAAAATCCATCCCAAAATCCAGTTACTTCACCTGTTTCTTCATCTATTTCTTCAATATACTCAGTCTGTAACCCCATTTGTTTGGCGTGTTCAAAACTAAATTTTTGTTCTGTAATAATGAATATTGGTAAAATACCTTTTTTCTGTGCGTCTACCGCTGCCTGTATTAATGCAGTGGTTTTTCCTGTGTCGGAATGTCCCAACAACATATTGATTTGTCCCATCGCTGGTCCAGGTACCCCTGTCGCCTTTTGGAAAGACTCCCCCAAATCAAAGTACTTTTGTTCTTTATACTTTTCTTTGGAGGAAAACTTTTTCCTTATAGACGAAAAATCCGATGTTTTCTTTTTTAAAGGTTTCTTTGGCATATTTTAATTAAAATGGTAATTCGTCATCTGTGTCTAACTTAGAAACTTCAACATCATCACCCTTAGAGGTAAAATCCTTCTCAAAAGATGTAGTAGTTTCTGTTCTCATCATATTGATTTCTTCTGTTAGTGACGCAGTTTCTTTTTCTTCTTTATCTTCTTCTGCAACATATTTCTTTTGTTCAGAATCCCAAACTGGAGTTTTGTTTGTTGCAACAATCTCTAAATACTCTTTAGATTTTTTAGCGTAAACATCTTTAAATGTTTCTTCATTACCCACCCATTCGTTAGCGTAGTCTTTATCGTTTGTTAAGATAGATACATCATCCGCCATAATTGTGTTAACAACAGAATAATTATTTTGGTCTCTACCTGAAGTAATAACGATATCTCTACCCTCTCTAGGATCACTAATATCACCTTTTAATTTAAAAACAGGTATTAATTTATCCATAACACCATTTCCGTTTCTATAGTGTTTAAATCTCCAAAACTTAACACCATGATCTTCATTATCTCTATCAATTCCTTTTACTACATAGAATTTTCTAGCGATAAATTCTTTAGCTAATTGTTTAGCCTTTTCAGAACCATCTTCATATAAGGCATCTTTCGCCTCACATAATGGACAATGTTCTCCATCATTTAAATGGTTACAGTAAATTTTTTCATATTTACCATTAACTTCTTTTTCGTGATAAAAAACTTCAGTAAATGGAGAACCACCATCTTTCGCTGGTAGTATTCTGAAAGTTTTAGTTTGTGACTTTACACCTTTCGGTAATTTTTCTGTAAAGTACTTTTTTAGTCTGTCTTCGTTGGAAATTTTCTTCCCACTTTTTACTGGTTCAGTATTCTTCTCATACTGAGCCAAAATTGCATCTAAACTGTTACTCATTGTATATCTTTTTAAATTTATTAATATACAATTATAATGATACTTTATCAAAAAGTCAATAGGGGATAATAAAAAAACCCCACTTTTGTGAGGTTTTTTTGATTTTATTATAATTTTTATTTAGTATTTATGAATTTTTTCCAAAACCTCTATATGCACCAGATGAGTTTCTATTTTTATATAAAAAATCAATTACTTCATCATCAGTTAAATTGGGTTGAATAGTTGCAAGTTCTTCTTTATTACTTGGGTTAACAAGTCTTCCTCCTGTATAATATTGTACATGATCTACATCAGTTTTTTTATATATTTGTAACCCTTTTTTTGTTGTAGTAAGATCTATTATCCTACTTGGGTTACCTCGTACTATCACATCTGGTTCGCCTGAAGACTCAGTTATTAATGGTAAATCCATTAACTTCCTCATTTGATTTGTTTCGTCTAATCTTGTTTTCATATTAATCCATTTCTTCTTCTTCGGAGTCTCCTTCAAAGGATGCCCTTATTTCTTTTTCATCGAAGTTTTCAATATCACTTTGGGTTAGAGTGTATTCGTCTTCTGGTTCACTCGCGTCATACCCT